AACTGTTATCGGAATTGACTGACCCGGTGCAACAGAGATAGCATCACCGTCTCTCCATCCGGATGTATCTTTTTTGAAGGTTTTAGTACGGCCGCCACCTCCACCGCTTCCATTATGTCCTGCACCCCCTCCTCCGACAAGAAACACATCGACCTCCGTACATCCAGGTGGAACCGTCCATTTGTAAGATCCTGCCGGATAAAACCGCTTCTGAAAGAATACTAACTTCTTACTTCCTATCGTCCTTCTTCTCAACATATCAATCTTTCTCTTTAACGGTTATTGAATACATGACACCACTCGTAGCGATCTTCAAAATGGACATCTCGAAAGGCACGCCGGAAGTAGTGGTAATAGAACTACCGGACATTGATCTAAAACTGCCAGTAGTAGGGATAGGCTGCGTAAAAGAAGCGGTAGGATTACAATCAAGATATATCTCTTCGCCTACATTCAGTGCCCTTGCAGACTCATTTATCGACAAGTTTGAAGCGAAGGATAGGGTAGCCTTAACCAACCTCTTGCTTGTCGGTATATTCACAAGAGTGGTGACAGCATTACTCCCTGTGCCGAAGTTTACTATATCATCCACCCTCTTCTTGTCCTCCGCCGACATATACCCCGCTGTGGTAGGGGTGGCGGTAGGGGGAGTGAGGTATTGACCGTTGTCGGAGAGGTATTTTGTACCGAAGCCAGTATTTTGTAAACTTTGTTTATTAGATGTCGAAGTATAGGTCTTGTCACTCTTCTTAATAGTTACGGTTATCGTCATCAACTGTATAGAACGATCCACGGTGTCTACCACTAAATTACTTGTTATAATACCATATCCTTCAGTAGAACTATTAATTGTTATCGGGCCAAATCCATCAGGGTTAGTATCAATTCTTGCTGTTGTTATTCCTTTATTTACTGCATCAACTATCTTTTGATAGTTTTCATTTGACAATGTGCCACTTTCATTTGGAAATAAAGTTGCTAAATCAAGATACTGATTACTCGCTATAATCTCCGACCATTGGGCATTTTTTCTACCATAGGTTTTACCATCTGAAGGTGCCTCTGTAATTACTTCTGTTTTTAAAGCATACTCATTACCTTGTTTACCATCAAGTAAATCAGCATCTAAACCACTACCAACTCCATCTACTGTCTTTACTTTAGATAACACATCTGTAGCAGTATATGCAGAGGAATCTAATTTTGTATTAACCTGAGTAGTAGTAGCATAACCTTTTGCAGTTAATTCAGTTTCAGTTACATATTCTTCAGGTACTGAAGTAAGATAATTGCCTTTTGGTTGATACGTACTAGCTGCATCAGTCTTAGTTAAATACCCATTAAGATCTACTGTTTCACTTAACTTATCCCAATCTGGAGTAGTTGAAGTAGCTACATAATTAGCTCCTGTATCCTCAAGATTATATACATCACCTATTGTTACATTATCTTTAGGTAAAGCTTCATAATTAGCTACAGAACCTTTTACCTTATATACTGAACCTATAGCAGTGTTAATCTTTTGATCTATTTCTTCTGATGTGGGTAATCCAGTAAGTTTATTAAATCCTTCAGCAGTGATTAAACCTGCAGCAGAGGTTGTAGCTGCTGGTATCTGTATTACTTTAGATTGAGTATTGCCGTTAGAACCTGTTGATTCATTCTTAAAGGAATACGTAATACGACCAAATTCAGCTGTGGGAACCATGTTATCGGCCATATTTACAATATAACCATTAAGTCTTGCTAATTTACTTTTTTCAGCTGAAGTAAAATCAGCAGAACTTAATCCTTTTCCTTCTTCCTTATCTACTTTGGTATCTAACTTACTATCTACATAAGTCTTATCAGCTTTACCAGAGATTTGTTCAGTAACATCTACTGCTGCCACAGTATCATCTACATACTTCTTAGTGGCAGGATGATAATCTGCAGTAGGTGTATATGTACTAGTATTGCTTTTAGATATATATCTACTGTCGTGATTGTGACTAGTAATATCCCCAGTAAGTACAGCTTCTACATTCTGCTTAGTTACAGAAGCATCACTACCTGGGTCTCCTTTCTCTCCTTTTTGACCAGGATCACCTTTTGGACCTTGTATTCCAGGTGCTCCATCAGCTCCCGGTTCACCTTTAGGACCAGGTTCTCCCTGTTCCCCCTTAGGTCCTACAGGTCCCTGTGGTCCTGCTGGTCCTTGAATACTACCTACGTTACTCCATTTAGGATTAGATTCAACATTACCGTTTTCACCCACATATACATATAGATTACCAGCAATTAACCAAGCATCACCAGATACACCTTCTTGTGGTAATTGTGATTCAGAATCTAATTTTCCCTTAATATTTAATCCTGAACCAGTATCCCCCTTAGGTCCTTGTGGACCAGGTTCTCCTTGTGGCCCTTGAATTCCCTGTATACCTTGCTCTCCTTGCTCACCTTTAGGTCCAACAGGCCCTTGTATACCTGGTTCACCCTTTTCACCTTGAACACCTTGTAAACCTCTTTCTCCCTGTAAACCCTGAGGTCCTCTTTCACCAGTAGCCCCTTTTTCTCCAGTATCACCTTTATCTCCTTTAGGTCCAGTTTCACCTTTCTCACCTTTTAAAGAGATTAACCATTCAGCTTCTGTACCTTCAAAGCCATGCTGTACTGCTACTTGATATGCTGATAAACCTTGAATACCTTGTGCACCAGATAAGTCTGATATGAATTTCCATTCAGTATCTCCTTTTAGATACAATCGAGAATCTTCTTCATTTTCAACATCACCTGTATCAATCATTACAAATTGTCCTGTCTTTACTTCAGGATTATTGTAATCATCTTGCATAGCTTGGATTGAAGGGTATGTCTTTACAATAGTAAATGCGTCACCAACGGCATTGATACCACTATCCTGATAAGTATCATTTACATAGTCATAGATATACCAATTACCATCTACAATCTTTGGTGGATTCTGAAGTACTTCTTTTGAGTCTTTTACAGCTTGTTTAGCATCTTTAACTGCATTAGGTACTTCTGCAAGCGTTCTACTAAAATCTTCTTCAGTACCTGTATACCCATGCTCTATAGCATAATCATAAGCACTTCTACCAAGTGCTGTATAACCACTATCAACATACTCATTATATGCAGAATCAAATATCCACCAATTACCATTCTCTCCAATAATTGGATTTTTACCAGAAGCAGGGATACCTGTATCACGATTATCTATCCACCAGTTACCATTAGAACCAATGAAAGGAGCAACAGCATCTTCACTAGTAGCGTCTGTTAGTTTAACCCAAGACTTAATATCAGGATTATATACTTTAATTACTTTTCCTTTTGAATTTGCTCCCAAGTCTATCCAGTACCCAACTTCATTAGAATTGGGTACCATATAGCTTGCAAAGAATTCATAATATACGTTATTCTTTATCATATTATTCTGTAATATATGGATTAGCTTCTTCTATTTCTAACACAGCTTGTTTCCATTCATTATAAGCTTTAGCTGCTGCCTCATTTTCTCCAAATTCTTTATATTTTATGTATGCCATATATAGTGGATCGCTTTTACTAATATAAGTGTTTTCTCGTATTTTGCGTATTCTTTCATTTTGAGAAGATTTCACTGGCGTTTTCATATAGTATACAGCCATTGGATCATCCACTACTTCATCCATGTATTTGATATAAAAATCTCTTTGATCGTCGTTTAAAAATAAATAACGATCATCTTCTGTAAGTTCTTCTAATGATTTTACTTCTTTATCACTTAAATAAGTTTTAAAAAAATCAGCATCTATTGAACCTACTCCGTTCTTTGTAATATAATATAGTTCCATATTCTAATACGAAAAAAATGCAACATTAAAATAAGTTAAATCATGAGCATTACCATCAGTATCAAACCAATGGATATCAAAATGATCAGAATATCTAGGACCAATTTGATATGAACCTCTAAAGCCACTAGCTATATTTGTATTTGGATTATCAATAGAACACAATACAACATAATCAGTACTATGTGCACCTGATAATGTAAATCTAAATCTACCTGTAGCAACCCTAGAAGGAGACATTCTAAGTTCCTTAGTAGTAAATAAATATCCAAACGATGCGCTAGACCCAGTCCAGTTACATCTACCTGCACACTTCAATCCGGGTATTGAGAAATTACTAGAATCAATATTTTGAGCAATTAAAGAAGTACAAGTAACATTTCCAGTAAATGTACCATTTGTTGCTACCATACTACCATTATCAAGTACTCTAAAAGGAGCAGATGTTCTATTACCATGATTTGTACCTGCCCAGATTCTTACAGAGTCTGAAGAAGTTCCTACCCCAGTTAATCCTGCTCTAGAACTGCTAGAACCATCTCCTACTGTAATGATACCATCTGCCCATAATTTTAAAGGAGCTTTTGAGTTTGTGATTTTAGTACCACCAGAAGAAATAGCACCTTTATTTGAACCAGCACCTGCTGCTAAAAATGGAGTCATACCATCTGTAGATGGATAGAAACATACTACATCATTTGTTGATCTAAAATAACTACTAGAAGCGGGACTAAAGCGCCATCCACCAATTGTAGCTTCTTCAGCAAATAACAAACCGGTTGCAATATTCTCAAATGAATTTAATGATTTCCATTCAGAACTAGACCAACCCGGTGTAATTGTAGCTTTATTTGCCATATAATATACTCCGTCTCTTTTTACGACATCTACCAATTCTGCTGTTTTATAATAAGTAGCATCCTTATTATATTCTCCTCTAAAATTTAATGCTGGGCCTGGGTCTCCAGCAGGACCTCGATCTCCTGGAGATCCTTGTGGTCCGGCAGGACCTTGTGCGCCATTTTGTCCATCTTGTCCATCTTTACCTGATATTTTTGTAGGTAATGTCCACTGTTCTCCAGACTTAAGTAAACCGGTTTCTCCATCAAATAAAGCAGTACTTTTCCATATAGCATAACCGCTTGCAGAAGGAGCATCTACATACCAGTAGTTACCATTACTATATGTGCCGCCTGAAGTAGGTCTAGATGTCATAGAAGGTCGATTTGGTTGAGATTCGTTAGATCTACAATAAATAGATACTTCAAAATCACCAGGAACTCCACCTTTGGCTTTTGTAATAGTAAAATCACACACATCTACTACCGGAGAAGCTGAAGAAGCAGGTACATGAAATTCTACTTTAAATACTGTACTATCAAAACTATTACCCAATCTAGCTACAGTAAGTTTATTATTGTTTGTATCAATAGATAATTGATTTTGAGTATTGTTATCTAAATTAGTATAAGTTATAGTATATTCACTATTCTCTAATTTTCTAGTACCTTGATATAAATAATAATTAGTAGAAGCTTTTGCTAATTCTGATGATTCTACTTCTCCTAACCAATTAGCAGCTACTGTATGAGCTTCATTGGTTAATACTCCCCTATATGGACTTTCTCCATCTTTTCCATCATACAATTTATTAATTGTTAACATATCCTGATATACGGCTCCACCTAAAGCAGAAGTACATTCTACTTTAAAAGTTACCTCGTTAACAGAATTGTTAAAGTATGAACCATTTGGTGATACTACTAAAGTTTCTGTAATCTCGTTTTCAAGAAGATTCCAATCATCTGTACCTACAATCTTCCAATACCAAGAATAAGTAGGAGATTCAATACCATACGAACTAGCATATAAAGTTATTTGTGATGGACTAACTAAACCTTCTTTATCGTACTTAAATACCTGCTCTCCTGATATTAATACATAACAAGCGTCGACTCCATCAAACCCATTCTCACCATTTTGTACTTTATTAATCCATAAATCCTTAGTAAAGGACATGGAACCGATATTAACTGTTAATCGTATTCTAGCAGAAGGTGATCCTAAAGTATTTAATGTCACTTTATCACCATCTACAGTAACAGTAGCCACGCCTTCAATAGTTTCTGCTGTTATACTATCAATATATAATTGGTTTGTTCCCTGATAAGCATACACGTAAGTATACACATCAGTAATAGTGATTTGGGGGTTATTACCAGATGAATCATAAGGTACCGTCATATTACCATTACTTAGGTCAATATAGAAAGCATCTTCTCCAGTTGCACCATCTCCGAGTTTGGCTACCTGAGTTTCATCATAAAAACTTTCTTTACCATTAACTACAGTACAACGTACTACAAAATTTCTAAGATCACCAAACATATCAGGACGTACATCCAATGCTTGAGAAGTACCTATGGTTTCATTTGTATTTCTATTTACCCAAGTAAATACAGGATTTTCTATATTATAAGTATTACAATATAGTGTAATGACAGATGGTGTAGGAGTACCTTCAAAGTTAGGATTATCATACATGAATAATCTTTCCCCAGTAATTTCTACCCATTTAGCTTTATCTGCACCAGCAGCACCTTGCTCACCCTTTTCTACTTGCAATAACCACTCGTCATTTTCCTTACTAGGGATACTAGTGGTTTGAGTAGCCATACATAACCATAATGAACCATTATATGATACTCTATCATAATAATAATATGTAGTGCCAGCTATAAATTGTCCTCTATCAATGGGTACTCTGATAATATCTCCATTGCTAGACACCTGAGATAAAGTACCAACAAATCTACTATTTTTACCTATAACTGTACGATCTTTACCTACTAAATTAAAATCGTCAATATTATCATATAAAGTAATACTAGGTCCTTCTGTGCCTCTAGCAGATATCATAATAGCAGATCTACGATCTTCATTACCGGGGTATCTATTACCTAACTGAATAATTTTATCTTTGGGTTCAGGAATAGAACTACCAGGTTCACATACAGAATCTGATAAAACCACATAGTCAGTACCTACTTCGGATACCATGCGCCAATATCTTTTAACATTTTTACCATCAAAGATTTGACATATAGCTTGATCGCCTTCAACAAAAGGATTTCTTACAGTACCATCTTGAGTATCAAATGTACACTTGTAATCATTATCTGGAGTAGTAGTAACATCTAGTATTTCAAGATCGGCAACTGAAACTAATATATCTCCACCAGTAGCTTTTATTTCATTTACTAGAAGTTCATTAACAGTCATTCTACCTCTAACAAACAAATCATCTACTTCAAACTTCCATCTGCCATTAATCGGATATAAAGAAGCACCTTCGCCTAGAAAACCTTCTCTAAATGTTTGACCTCCCTGTATTCCTTTTAAAAACTTAATATAACCATTTGCTGTATCATCAACCTTTTTAGATATATAGTTCAAATCAGATCTTCTAGCTGAATACAAATTACCGTCTGTAGGTTGAGTATTGTCAGTACTAGTGATCATATATTTCGTATCACCGCCTATACTGCCCTCTACAGATTTAATTTTACCTTCTAATTTTGATAAAGCTTGATTTAAAGTATCTGTAGTAGTTAAATCGCTAGTATCTCCATTATAATAATACCCGGATAACGGAAATATGGTACTAGTAGGTTGTGTATGAAAACCGGGTGCTTCACCACTACCACCACCATTTGCAATTAAATCTGCTAATGCTGTAATGATGTTTTCATCTTCAATTAACCTATTTAATAGGTTTTGTAATTGTTCCTTTGTAGACTTATCATCAATAGTATCTATCCAACCCTGTACTGTATCATTAACTTCAGTTAAATCTTTATCGTGTTTATCTTCAAGAGTAATGATCTTATTGTTTAGTACATCATAGTAACTATTAATATTACTACTTAGATTATTAGTAACATTAGTATCTCCTTCTACTATCTTGTTGGATAGATCTGTATAATTGTTGTCTACTTTAATATCAAGATTAGCTACATCTTCTTCAATACCATCTACTCTTTCATTAGTTGCAAACGTACCAGATAAACTAGTTTCAAAATCATCTTTATGAATTATCTTATTAGTTTTATCTTGTATAAGAGTTAGAATATCATTATCTTCAAAAGATGTGGTAACCTCAAATTGTGATATCTTTTTATTCATATTACTCTTGGATTATATGTTCTTCTACTTCTGTTAATATACAATCATCATCGATATCTTTTTCTGGATAGAAATTAATTTGTTTTTTTAAACAATGCATACATTCTATAATTTTATCTACATCTTCCTGAGTAATGGGAAAATCTTCATCATCTACTTTAGTACTAGCCCAACTAGATAATTTGTCTAAATGCAACAATAATACTAAATTGGTAATAGAAACTCTATCCAGTTTTGCATTGTACTTAGTAGACTGATTAACTAATTCCCCAACCTTATTTACATAATTCACAATATCCATCTTTACAATTTTTACAGTCATTAATAGTACAATTGCATGTTCTCATATCAAGCAAGTTAAGCATTTCTTTATAATATCTATCTGCATCTTCTGTAAAGTCTAATGCTATAGCATTTTCATATAAAGTTTTCTTGAATAAGAACATCATGATTTTATCTTTCATCTTGTTATCTAAGCAGTTATGACAGTACTTTGTAAGTAATTTTACTTCTGCATAATACAAGCTATCGTTTATGTCATTCATATCAATCGTATATAAAAAGAAAAGGGATTAGGGATAACTTCCCCAATCCCTTTCATGGTTAAAAATTAATTAAATCCTTATTCAGATACTTCTGCACCAGAAATGAAAGATTTAATCATATTCACAAATAATTTATTTGTTTTGATCTGATCTTTTACAATGTACATTTCAACTGCCAGCGGAGTTGTTTTAATATATTGATTATCGTCAGACAGATATTTATTATCCCATTCTATTGTAATAGTATCATATTCTGCACTCAAATCAGATCTAAATTCCGGAGCAATATAAGGATAGATACCATTAGCTCTATGAGTAATACCTCTGTAGCCCATTGCTGCATCTTCACGATCTCTAACAATATAAGCGTTACCCTTACCCGGAGTACCTTGAGTCTTAGCAATTGTCAAATTAGAAATCGGATACATTACGTTGCTCAGTAAGCCAGAAGGAATAGTAGTCCACATAAAAGCTTCTACAGACACCTGAGTATAACCGTGATCCAAAGTAATACCTTCGTTATACGGAATTTCTTTGGCTGTCAAAGTCAATACGGCTGCACTAGCACTAGCAATAACTCTAGCTTCTTTATGTTTATTAATTTTCTTTACAAAGGCATCAACCAAATCCTTCGGAGCTGTAGTCTTAGCGATTACTTCATACGTATGAGTAAACTGACCCGGAGCTTCGTAAATGTCGTTATAAACTAAGCGTAAAACATAACGATGACCAACTTCCGGAGCTACATTAGTAGCAGTAATAACAATCTTATCTTCAGTTTTAGCAACGAAAGAAGTTACTACCAAAGTAGGATTAGAACCTTTTTGAATAGGCATAGAAAATCTAATTACAGATTTAGTGCTCTTATCACCTTTCTGATTATATACATCTTCTTTACCTTCACAAACACCTACATAAATAGATTTAGCTGCTGCAGCTAATGCAGTAGATGTTAAAATTTTCTTGTTTTCATCAAACAAAGCAATTGCACCATCTGCCAAAGCATCTGCTATAGAAAAAGAAGCAGGAGCTGTTTTGGCAATCAGTACAGTATTCACGTGCTGTAACATAATATTAATTTGTTTTTAGTTAAACGGATATCCTAGTTTAACTGTATTTAACCCTTCTACTCCTGTGTTTCAAGTTTCCGCGTTAGGTTAAACTAAGAATTTAAAAAACGTATACTTACTCCATTGTTGAAACTTCGTTCATATACGATTGATATCTTGGATTAGCCTTATTTTCTAAGTATAATTCAGCCGCTATTTTTACGATTTCCTGATGAGTAGATACTGGCATATCCGTATATTCATCAAAAGGAGCCGTAGTAAGACTAATCCTTTTAGGAGTCCTCAAGTATGTGAGGATATAATTCTTTATATTGTAATTACCATCGGTATATAAATGGATTTCATTACCTTGAAATAATCTCAAAGGTCTTGCTGAAGTACCATGCAATCTATACTCTGATAATGTGTTTTGTCTTTGTCTATCAAAATTCTCAATAGTAGCTTCTAACACATCTGTGTGTTTAGTCCTAGGTTGACCATTAGGTCCCTTGGGCCAACAGTTGTTATTACTATAGATTACTGCTGTTTCACCTAAAGTAAACATATAATCTGTTGGTAATGTAACTACTTGTTCTTCTGGGAATGTTGTAAACTGATATGTCTTATTGGTTACAAGTGTACGAAGATCATCAATTCTTTTCTGATCTTGTTCAAATGCTGTACGCTTGTAATTGATACCTGAGTATCTAGTTTTAATAAATTTATCTAAACCAGCCATTAACCAATATTCAATATCTGCTGTAACTGGTTTCTCAATATTATTATCAAGCAAACCTATTTCGGTTTCAAATGCAGTTTGTAATTCAATGAACTTCATAATTATTCTCTATTACTTTGGTTAGATGGTTTAGTTTGTAATCTGTATTTACCTTCTGTGATAAACATATTAACAGCAAGGTCAACTATTTCACTATGAACAGATTCAGGTAATTCACATTTTGAAGCACCAGTTGTAGTATTAAATCTTAATGGTTTTCTATAGTAAGTAAGAATAACACCACTTAGAGTAGTGTAAGCATCTACTACTACTTCCATATACATATACTTAGTAGTTGGATCAGATATTAAAGCTACTGCTGGTTGTCTTACAATTGGAGTATTATAAGCAGTCTTCATAAACTTTGGTAGATCTCTATATTTTACTAATTGATTATCTACTTTAGTTTCAGTAGTGTATTGCTTATAAGTACCTTTTACTTTACTTACTGAATGTACATATAAGAAATACTCATCAGTAGTAGAATAAGGCAATCTATATCTAGCTATACCATTTGATGTAGAACCGCTTTGTGTGAGTTCTCTTTCAACCAATAAACTTTTAATAGAATCTGTATTTCTAGTTTGAGTATTAGTTTCAACTTCCATTTGATCATCACCTACATAGTTCATCATTACATAGCGATCTTGGGCCTCGTTTAACAATGAGAAAATAAGATCTGAATTAGGTTTTTGTTCTATAGTAAGAGTAGGATCTATCAACTGCAACCTACGCTCAAATTCCATTTGCATATTTTTCGAATCCACTTTATACCTCCTATTCTGCTAATTGTGCCACATACTGTGGATGTGATTGAACTCTTGGTGATTCTATATTTTCTAATGCCATATCAGCAGCTAACTTAACTACTTCATATTGCATATACTCTGGTATTTCGTCCATACCTGAAGTAATATCCTGATTATTTAATCTCTTAGGATATGCTAGATAAGTTAAGTCGATAGTATAGGGACCAGTCATAAGATCCCTATCCACGAACACTATCAACTTATTATCTTCTAGTATAGCAACAGGTTCTTCTATCCAAGGTTTATTATTATATGTTTCTAAGAACCTCATTGCGTTTTCATGACTTATTAGTTTTACATTAGCTAATTTACTACCAAAATGTAATATACCTTGAATAAAATACATACGTTTATCTTGAGCCTGACTACCATAAGTAATAGTAGATTTAAAGTCATTGAGCATTAATCTATTACTAGTTGTTTCACTCAATAGTGTTAAACCTTTATCCGTTTTTACTAAACCTTCAAGGTCTGATACACGTTTACTATTTTCTTCAAAAGGAGTTCTAATAGTATTATTGCCCGTAAACTTGGTAGCTATTTTACTGAGGTATGCAGCATATAACCAATAATCTATTTCCTCAGGTAAAAAAGAAGGACAACCAGACATACCAATATTAACGGCATTCTTGTCAGCTTCTATTTTAAATGCTATATGTAATTCACTAATATTCATAATTATTTAGATTCAATTTCTTGCATGATTGCCATTTTGATATCTTGATTAGCCTTTTCATTTAAGAAACTAATAGCATCGTCTTGGCTTCTACCAATCACGTCAGTACCATAATAGTATACATTTTTTGACTTACGAATTACATTCTTACTAATTGCAGTCTCTAAAATGTATTGAGTATCTTTATTTTTGTTATCAATCCACAGTAGGAAGAATTTACGAGGATCTTTTTCAATCAATTCAAACAACTTGCTTTCTACTAATTCATTGCTAATGTTGTCTGACTTATGACCATAAATACGTAAACATTTACGCATCTCTTCGAGAGACATCTTATTAAATTCTGCAAATGCTTCACGTTTAATTTTGTTAAGTTTGTTAGCGGCTTCTGCTTCCGCATCGGTGTTAACTAACACATAATCATGTTGAGGTCTGATATTGCTTAAACCAGTTGCAACTCTTTTATGATTTTTTAAAAACAGATACGCTAATTCATCTTCAGGTTTTTCAGTATGCAAAAAAGTATCTTTAGCTCCTAATCTTACACTATAAGTTTTCCAAAAAGAACTAGTAGGTGCTAAATGACCTTCTTCATAACCCATAACTTTTTCAAGTCTACGAGCATCTTCTTCACTCAAACCTGTATGAATGTTACCAGCTCTTGTCCAATATGTACCAATATAATCGTAACAATTTTTATATTTAGCTATTCCAGCCCACGGATTTACTCGGGCGAATTTTAATACTACTTCCATAATTATTCTTTAAATTTCCAGATATATTTAATTTTCTTAAGAAATTTGGGATCTTTTAATTTATTATCGTTCTTACCGCTGCAGTAAGTAGTAATGGTGTTTGCACTAATACCAGTTTGTCTTACTGCTTCTGCAATACTGTAATATTCACTAATCACCTTATAATCTTTATTGTATTGTATTACTGCTTTTGGTGCGCTTAATGCAGTTCCGTCTACGGTTTTAAGCTTTGCTTTTTCCTCAAGAAACTTTTTAGATACTGTTCTTACTCTTGGTTTTGGCTTCCAATCTGTTGGATCAATTTGTAAAGGAACGTCAGGATAATCTTTCTTATATACCCAAATATAAGGGTTAGCTTTTGATTGCGTTTTTATTGCTTTCTTAAGACTTCTAATAATACTCGCTCTACATACTCCAGTTTTCTTTTCTGCAGAAGCCATACTTTCGTATTCACAGATGAATTTACCAGATAATGAATATTGAATTAAAGCGGAATAAAATTTAGACATATCCTTGCCTTTATGTACAGCGCTTATCTTTGCTTTTGTATCTTCGGTATGAAACATGATATCTCCACCGCAATCGCTGTTGTAACCATATTCAGAATTGTTTGAGTGATAATATTCAATCCATTTCTTTTCTAACTGTTTTGCTTCTTCCAAATCTTCTGTAGAATCTATGACCTCTACTGAAAATCCTTCCAAACCAAATTCAGCTAATGCTTTGTGAAAATTATATTGGGAACCACTCAAGGCTTTATATAAATGCTTTTTCATTCTAGCACCTACTCCCTGAGTGGTCACACCTATATAATACTTGCCATTAAATTTATTAGTGGCTTTGTAAATGTCAAAATTCTTAATTTCGTTATCTGTAAACATAATTTTTATTATTAATTATATCTAGATAACGATAAAAATTAATTTTTGTTCCAATAACGTGTACAGAAAAATACAAATTATGCTTCCACATCCATGATGAGCTCACCACATGCACGGGGATCGAACAAGCAAATGCCCATCTCACCTAATAAATGCACGCTATAGCCATCCTTTGCGTTTGATCTAACTGTACTTGCGTTCTTACCATAACCAGCACCAGGAGCAACAGAACCTGAAGTATTCCAGATTACCATTTCACGATCTTTTCTAACTACCTTAACGATGTTAGATTTACCATCTCTACGACCCAGATCCAAGAATGTCATTCTATAAGATTCCAGCGGTTTACCAGAAACTGGATGCAACAAACGATTGTAAGTTGTATCATCATACAGCGGGAAACGTTTCAATGTCAATTCGATACCATTAGTCATTTTGTAAGTAACAAACTGACCACCTAATACTAAAGACTGACCTGAACCGGTTACAAACTTAGTATCAATTAAATTCATAGTAGCAGCTTTCTGTTTCAAAACTCTATCGAATTCTCTCATACCCATCTCACCAGTCAAAGCAACAAACTTACGTTCATCGGTACCTAAAATATTATAAGATAGGTCAAACAAGAAGTCTTCCAATAGTTCAGCTGTCAATTCAGTGTAATAACGTCTATTAGACGGAGCAATCTGCTGCAACAAACCTGCAGGAATATATACCGGACGACCATTAGTACCCAGTAAAGAAGTAGAGCCATCTTTGTTTACGTTACTCTTGGAGTAAACCAACATACGTTCACATCTCTTAGACCATTCTCTCATAGCTTTCCATTCCTGATAATCAGACCATAAGTAAGAAGTCTTACCTGTTTTAGGATCTTTTAAAGCGATCCACAGTACTGTAGAATAAGCTGTACCTGTAATATCATAATCCAGACGAGTAGTAAACAAGAAGTTTCTCATCTTGAAATGAGTATTATAGTTCAGGATATCACCTTCTTCGCTGTATTCTTCATAAGCAGAAGCCAAACGAGATACCTGATGACCAGATACTAAATATTCACCAGGAATATAAGAACTAGATTGGCCATCAGCAATGAAACAAGTGTAAACCCATTCGTTACCATCCTGATAAGGTGCACCAGATACACGTACCTGATAGTTTCTGTCATCGAATTCCAAGATAGCACCTGGACCAAACCATTTATCTTCCAACCATAACATGATAGGTGTGTTACCCAAACCTGCCACAACTGTATCTGCATTAGCGGCAGTAATTTCTTGTCCATTCCACTTTGCAGAACGAATAGTTACAGCTCTATCGGTATCAATCATTACGTTCCATTCGTAATCTCTCTGATCAATTGACATTACGTTACCAAGACCACCAGTAATAGCGTCTAAAGACGTACTATAACCATCATCCTTAGAACCAAATACATAAGAAATAACACGTGTTACTTCATACGGTCTAGTTAACATTGCATTTGAAATCATGTTTTCATCTACAAGATCTGAAAACCATTTACCTCTACCGATCTGTAAATTATTTAAAATTCCGTTATCCATAAATATTAATAAAATTTATTTAATTAAAGTAGTTGTACTGCGCGACTAAATATAGAGTTAGAGGAGTTGGTATTGATTCTTCTTGTACCTTTACTAACACCCGTAGATCTGAGACTCTGTTTCAGATTTTTAATAGCTGAGCTAGTACCCATTTTCTTAGCAGTATCAAGTAAAGTGTCGCCTTTCATTGTAAAATAGGCAGACTCTATTAAATTTTTTACGCTTTTTGAATAATCTTTTTGATATTGAGTTTTACCATTAGCATCTGCTTTGAATATATATGCAAGTAAAGCTTTCTTATCTTTCTCGGGAACTTTAATTCCACGAATGTCTTTCATAGCGTTTATTTCACCGACAACGTCGTCCATAAACTTTTGTTGACGAGCTACCATTTGCTCATGTTGCTTTCTCTGATCTTCTAATAGCTGTTCCTTTTTGGTCTCTTCTATCTCCTTCATTGCTTCCAGAGCATCTTCAGCTTCGTCTTCTAAGATGCCAGCGTCTTCGTATTTTTCGATTTTACGAGCAATCTGCTTTTCGTTAAAACCTTTTTCAGCTAATAGCATCTTAACAATTTGCTTCTGATTACTTTCAATTGTAGTATCAAAGTTTTCATAATCGATCTCTGGAGTAAGAGTAAAATAATCATTAAGATCGCCGCCATTGCGTACAAATTCATCCAGTTTAGCCACGTCTTCATTGGCATACTGAGGAACTGATTGTTCTTTGATAACTTCTTTAAAATAGTTAACCAATTCTTCTACAGTCTTTGGTTTCTCTTCTTCTTCATCGTCATCAAATTCCCATTCTAATTCTTCAGCAATAGCATCGAATAATGCTGTAACTTTAGAAGATTCTTCTTCATCTACATCATCATCGTTATCATCGATATTATTGACATCATCATCTTCTTCTACTTTCTTAGTTTTCTTATTCTTTGTTTTATCGTCATCGTCGATGTTATCATCAATATCATTTACATCGTCATCATCATCAACCTCATCTTCTTCAGGTTCCTGCTTCTTGTTCTTGGCACCTGGAGTGGCTGGTCTAGCTTTTGCTGATTGTCTTTTCAATTCTTCTAACTCCTCATCAGTCATCGCATCGGGATCGTCCGGAGTAGGAGTAATTGTAGTCGTGTTAGAATGATCTTCTACAAACATATTAGATATTGCTTCAAATCCAAATAGTGTATCATTACTATTGTTATCCATAATTGTAATTAATTAGATTATTTTTTCTTTTTACCTTTATTCCATTTAGCAGCGTTTTGCGCAAATATAGCTCTTTTACGTGTTAAAGGATTTTTACTATGAGTTAATTCTTCAGTACTTTTACCTGTTCTCTTCTTAAGAGCGTTAAACTTACCTTTGTTTTTCTTCTTTATATGTATCCCACCATCTTTATAAGTTGGTATTGGATATAAGGGATAAATTTCTTCCATATTGATTATTCTTTATTTATTTCATATCCGGCAACAGGTAATAATAATGGAGTAATAAATTCCATTGGAGTTAAATTATTTATCCTATCTACAAATCTAGATTTATTTCTATACATGTTGTATTGCAATTTATTAGCATTATTAACAACACCTGTATTTCTAGGATCAAATAAAAAATCTTCAATAGTATTTTGATTAACCTTTGAACTCCAGTCATGTATCTTACCTTCATTTACTAAAGCTCTTTTCAAATGCAACATATGGGATTTTGATTCACTAGGATCTAATAAATACGCTTGCATGTTTGGATTAATATTAATTCCTTTATTACGTAATTCTCCTGGACCCATAATATTACCTTCATCTAGTAAATATGTTAAATAACGATTGTTTGCATCTGATGCCAATTGATCAGCTAAATACCCTAATTCATGATTTGCTGTTCCTGGTAAATATTGTAATGGATCTATAGTAATAACATAATCATCAACTACAGGTCCATAGTCTTGTACATCTCGTACTCTACTTATTTTTGCATTTTTATTACCTGGCAATTCTGCATATTTAATATATTTACCACGATTTGTCATATCTCTTGCAGCTATTCTTTTGTATGCATCAAGATAATCTGTACCATACGCAGTATCAATTCCTTTTACTAACTCATAAGTTTTCTTATCTGGTAGCACCGCATCTTCTATAGTCTTATTAATTTCTTTTTCATATTTCTTGATATTTCTATCTCGTCTTATTACTTCAGAAAATTCAGGATCATAATCACTTTCCTCTTTGACTTTTTTCTTATTCTTTGATGTTTTACTACGAGCCTTTTCTGCCAAAATAGAAGGATATTCATCAACCATACTACTATGTATTTCAATAGGAGTGTTTAATGTGTTACTTACTCTAGATTTTATTTTTCTTAAACCCTTACCAACACCCCAAGGAATGGCATTCATTAATGTACTTACCGCGGCATTACCATAATTACCTTTTTCTAATTCTTCTGCAGTAGTAATCGCATCTTTTATATAACCTGCAGGAGTTATATATGCTTCAGGTTGAACTAATTCTGCTTTACCAGATATTTGTTGCTGTCTCTTATAATACTCTGGAGTACCTGGAGTAAGACCTAACTCTTTGGGTGGTACTATCTTTTTACCACCGTCTTCGTATCCAGGAATTGAATCAAATTGTGATTTAATATCAAAATAGCTAGCATTAGGATTCTCAGCTCTAACGGCATCATATATTTGTTTACGCTCTTTTAATGTTAGATCTGACCATTTCATAATTATTTATTTTCTTCAGGAAATAACCAATGTTCAGTATAGAAATGATAATAATTCTTATCTTTACATACTTTAGAATGTAATCCTGCATGTATTAAACTAGGTAAACCTATTACTAATAAATACAAGGGACCTAAGATTTTCGATTGTCTAGTATGGCCCAGTTCGTGACGCAAATGCTTAATATTATTAACAATAATATAATTCCCAAGAGTGATGCCACTCCGCATGTTACTAGATAACTTACATTTAATACACTCACCACAAGTTTCTTTAGTACAGACTTCATAACCTTTATAGCAATGATACAAGGCTAACCCCAGTAAATTCTGGGGTAATTGCCAAGTATACAATGCTGCGTTTTTAATTTTATTTAACAGCTTTTTCATATTACTTACCTGTTTTACCAGTTTTACCACCTTTCTTGCTTCCGCCTTTTTTACTTCCACACGCCATAATTAATTCCTCCTATTTTTAGTTTTAGATTTAGATTCACCTACTACTTCATTTTTTAAAGCTGTCTTAGCTTTTAATTTCTCACGTTCCATTGCCGCTTTATCTTTAAGAATCTGCAACTTCTTAGCTTCTTCTAACTTACGTTTTTCCAAAGCTATTCTTTCACGTTCAATAGTAGCTTTAAGTTTTTCAGCTTCTTTCTGTGCTTCTATTTTACGTTGTTCTATTGCTTTCTTATTATCTTCAGCACGCATCTTATTTGCAATATCCATTTGTTTAGTCATTGCATCAGATACAGCTTTTTGTCTTTCAATTTCTTGCTTACCTATTTCTACAGGATCTGGTATACCATTCATATCTTGATCCATATTTTCAGAACCACGATAAGCATTCAATTGAGCAACAGCAATCTTAGTAGCATTATCTTGATCAATTTTATATTTTTCAAGATCCATTTCAGCTTCTTTGAGCATAAGTTCTTGTTCTTTAACTTCATTCTGCATCTGAACAAGTTGCTGTTGCTGTTGTGCTTCTTGCTCTTGTAAAGCTTGTTGCTGTTGCATTCTATTATTCTCGATATCTCTAAGCTTAGATTTAATCATACTTAAGTTATCCAGAGTAATGATCTCGGCAATATCTAATAATGATGCACCATTCTGCATTGCAGGTTGAATCAAACTATGTAATTGTTCGATTGCTTGATTATCCTTAGTACTATCAGATACAAATATATCGAAATCTTCGTAACAAAAGTTATCATCTATTTGCAAGAATACTCTTGTAACGTCATCTTGCATATAATGTAAATACTTTTTAGTATCTTTCCAAGCATACTTAGATGTATCTAATAACATTGATAAAACTCTTTTCTTTACCTGATTGTGTAACCAGAACCAAGGTTCAGTAATGTGTGCAGATTGAACTACAGATCTTTCAACATTACCAACTAATTCATTACTAGAAATAGCTCCTTGTCTCTGAGGAGATACGCCAGATAATTCTGATACCATTTGTTCTATCTTATCTAGTAATCCGATATAAGTATTAATAGTATTAGCCATACTAGCATCAATAGAAGCCCATTGATTGTATGGTGATGGTTTACCACCTTCTCTACCAGGAATGTTCCATCCTTCTTCGTAAGGATTAACAAATACTACACCCAGTGCATTCATGTAATGCATCCATTTATCAACATCAATACCCATACTTTTTGGTATTTGAGTCACGTCAATAACTGGAAGTTTGCCTTTATCTCTCGCTATAGCTAATTCTAAACGATACCATAAAATAATATACATATACTGTAACGGTTTCATAATGGCTACAAGAGACTTAGCTTTACTATTGGTATTACTATAAGCCACTCCAGTATAAGGTAATTTGCCAGAATTTAATGTAGAACTATTTTCAAACTGGTATTCTACAGGTTGCATTCCAAAGTAAAGTGCATCTTCATCACCTTCATCTGCGGTTCTATAGCCTTCCCAAGTTTCAGTAATCCATTTCCATTCAATATCTATTTCATTACCTGTTTCTTTATAAGTTTCATCTACTTCAAATTCTTCAACTGTTTCTGTATCAGGATTTATAATAGTTACAAAACCTATTTTCTTAAATGATTTCCAGCATACATGATATAATATAACATCATCTAATACTCTGTCTTCTAGATATCCATTAATTGAATTATATCTATTTAAAGTAATATGATTATAATCATCAACAGGACTTTTGTCAGGACCATAGCCAGAAGTAGGTTTCTGACCTACTAATTCTAATAAATGATTTAACTGTTTTTCATCTAGTTTATCATAATAATCATCATATAAACTAGCTACTGATGTACGTATTCTTCTTACACACCAAGATGCTTCATCTACAAATTCAATACCTTCTTCTGCAGGATATTTAAAGTCCATAGTATTAACTCTCTCTGCAAATGGGTCACCATTTCTAATACCTACATAATAGAATTCTAACCCACCACATAAAGCATCTTTAAATCCTTTTTCAAATTCATGTGGTAAATTTAATTTTTTCCATAAGAAGTTCAAAGAATTGTATGCAGTTATTTCTGCGACATCTTTATAACTTTTAGTGAGATATTCTTGTATTTTTTCTGGTGTCTGTATTTCGCCTGTTTGTAAAGCTTGTTGAAATCTTTGTTGTTCTTCCGGACCTAATTGAGCCATCATTGCTGCTTGTGCATATTCCAGTAACATTTGTTTAGCTTTCTCTTGAATATCTCCAGCAGCAGCATCACTGGTTCTACACACGTTATAATTAAAAGGTCTCTTTGTTTCTTCTCCTAATAATAAATCTATTTTAGGTCTAATTATATTATAATCCTGAGCCATTGCTGGAAAACCATCATCTTGGTTAAAAGGATTTGTAACATACTTAAGATCTTTTTCATTATATATACTATTATATAAATCATAATAACTCTGTAATTCCTCTTCATCTGGAATTGAGTTAGCAGAAGAAAAACCAGATATACCTATAAAATAGTCTACACAATCTCTACGCCATTCCTCTGTCTTTTTAGACATAGGTAGCTTTTGTACAGGCATGTTTGATATATTTCTTTCCATATTAGTTAGTAAACATATAAGTGGTTGTACTAAAACTGTTATTTATCTGTGGCTCATAAGTATTATCGTAATTTTTAAATAAAGGAGCATTAAATAATCTAATCTGTTTCTCCTTTTCAGTCTTTTGCTTTACTTGATAATTATACAATTGTTCTTTGTATATCATAATCTGTAGTAATGCCATTACTCGGTCTACGTTAATTTTTTCATTATATTTAATTAGTTCTTCTAGTAATGGTTCAGACATAATGGTATTTAACCTTAAGGTATCATTACCAAGATCTTCTTCAAGCCATTCTTTTATTCTATCAATACCCCAAGCTTTAATCTCTTTTGTCATATGACATCCTTTTCCTCTGTTTACTTTAGAGGAATTGGTGATGTCTCGTATGATATCTGGTTGATCTGCTAATAAATAATTACAATGCTTATTATTAAAATAAGTAAAAATACCAGTATTCTGATTTTCTACCATTGCTTTAGCATTATAATACTTAAGTAACTTACGAACATTCTCATAGAACTCTTCAGCTGTTTTAGGTCTACCAGTATACTCTGCGACTATTATATCTTGATAGGATTCAAAATCTTGAAAACGTTTGTATATAATACAAGAACCAAGAGAATTAGTACCTGATTGATCTTGATCATATGGGTCAATGCCGGCAATATATAAACCAAAAGGTGCATCCTTTACTGGATGTTCCCATATTACTATAGCCCCCGTAGGATCAGCGGTTTTAGGTAAAGGGAACTCTTTTATATCATTTTTATTTTTTGAGATATTCCACACTATTTCTCCTTTTACCTCAGTAAGGTATCCTACTTGTTTAGCATTAGCTAATTTCTTATTAGTTCTTATTCTAGCTAATTGTTTTTGTAATTCTTTTTTGGGAAATATGTTACCTGATAGTTCAGTAAATGCTTCTGCTGGTGTCTCCGAATGTTCGGCACAATATCTATCTACCTGTTGAGAACTTTTAGCACTTTTTAATTCTTCTTCTCTAAGATTCAATATGAATTCTCTGGCTTTCTCGTGTAATGTATTGCCATCTTCATCCATATACAATCTTTTACCATTCTCATCACGTATATCTAGATTAGTATGCTGCGGTACAAAGAATCCACACGGTTTACCACCTTGCGCCCCTTCATCCCATATATTATCAAATTCTATACAGTTAAATGCTTTAGGATCATAAAACGCATTTCTTAAACCCGCTACGTTATCACCTTCATCACCACCTGTACCAAACATAATCATCAAACCAAATGCTACACCATCCTGTTCTACAGAAGGTCTAGCAATTTGCCAGGCTGCTTCTAATTGATTATTAGATCCAGCTTCTTCCCATAAGATTAATTTACCAGCTTTACCACGAACTGAATCAGGATTGTCTTTAATAGATACACCCATTATCTCAGACTTATAACCTGTTTCTACTTTGTTACCATAATCATCAGTAACAAGCATAGAAGCTCTACGTCTCATGGACGTGTTTGATACTTGTCTCTTTTTACCCCAAGCTGTATTACCATCAATAAAATCCATGTAATCCCAAGCCTTAGTAAGAATACCATCTTCTGTTAAATACTGTTTATTAGCAGCATATACATATGATTTTGAATTAGGTATTAAAAAGAAGTTTCTACATAGCATAGCACCACCTTTGTAACTAAAACCTTTACGTCTAGCTTTTGCTACGCATAAGTGTTTACCTTGATTCTCAGCTTCTTCTATAGATAAGAAATAGTAATAATCATAATCATAAAAATCAGGAAAAGCTGTTTCACGAGTCTTCTTTACTACATCATGTCCTTTTGCATCTTTTGTAATCTTATAGATAATTCTTTGAATAGGACAGTAATTAAGATAAAAATAATTATAACCTGTAATATAATCACCATCATCCGCAGTAAATCCATTAATACATCTATCCATTTCAGTTTCCCAAAACGAGAAGTATTCTGAAGTTCCTTTAGGGTATAAACAGTAAGAGCCGGTCTCCATAAACTGGATGGCCGGCTGTCTAAATTTATTTGAATTTATTATCTTCTTACTGAAATCAACCATGTTACTTTTTCTTAAACCAATTTTTGATCTTTTGCCAGGTTGAAATTTTAACAGGTGCCTTTTCTGGAATTGGCATACTACCCTTACAAGGTGTATCTAAATATTCCTGATGTCTTTTATATGCTTCTGTAAAATCCAGAGTAATAGTACCGTTAGCCTTGGCAGTTTTGCCAGATGTCTTAGTCTTAGCCATATCTTTATAATTTTATGCAGCAACGCTGCTTGGTTTTTAATGTTTTAAATTGTGTTTATATTGTTACAACTACTTCGGTAATTCGAACGGATTCAGCTCTCCGCCACCTCTTACTTTTGAATTTGACAATTCTTCTGCTCTTACAGAAGACTCGAGTAAATCTAGAGATTTTATAGTATTACCTAATGAACCCATACCTGCTAATATATCTTTTACTTTCTTTTCATCAAGTTCATCAGCTAAGGATTCACTATAGTATCTAGATATACTTTCTAATTTCTTTCTAGCATTTTGCAGTAGTTGTAGTGTTAAGGTGTTTGCAAATGCTATATAAGCTTGTTCAGCTTCAATTACTTCTTTGGGAAGTTTTATATTTTTATCTCCAAATAATTCTTGTTTTAATCTTGGCTCTATCTTATCACTGTCCATACTCTGGACATAGGGACTATCATATTTATTTTTAAGAACTATATATGAGATATATTTAGTAGCCATTTCTTTATCTGCCTTATCGGCATCCCATACTTTTTTAAAGGCTGGGATACCTAGGGCATCATTGTGTATAACTACTTTACCTGCTAAAATATCAAATAGTTTCATTAGTTCGGACAACAATCACAATAAACTTTTTCACACTTTCCACAATCACGTACTTTTAGATAATTGTCTCTCTTTTCTTTTAATTCTACTAATTTATTAATAGCAGAGGCACAAGGTACAATTATAATTTCAGAAGCTTTATCTTTTTCTGTAGTAAACATTTTGAACAATATACTAGGTTCGGTGATTTCATATTTTTGACCCTCGTAATATAATTTTCCGGCTTCAGGTAAAATATAATAATAGTCTATTATATCGTATTTATCAAAAGAATCCTGAATATTTTCAATAGAGCCATCTGTAGTGCTCAACAAACTGTTGTATCTTAAACTGTAAATCATATTAATCAAATTTTAAGTATCTTAATTTATAATGTCTATTTAAAGCATCAATTGCTTCTTGTTTAGTGTAAAACGCATTTACGTACTCCGGATTACGACTGTAGTTATTTATTATCTCCTTCAGTTGTTCCGCTATCTCGTCCTGATTCTTGTGTCTCATTTTCTATTGTATTATCTGATGAACCAAAACCACCACCTCTATCTTCGCCAGTTAATTCTTCTGTTTCTACTGGTTCGATTTTCGGATAAGGCATAATGATTAACTGTGCAATCTTTTCACCCGGTTGATAGATAGTAGGTAATGCATCTGTAGTAAGTTTAAACTTACACATAATTTCATTTTTGTAATCACAATCTACTACACCTACACAGTTACACATTGATAACGATCTCTGAGATACAGATGATCTCATAAAGATGAAACCTACATATCCTTCAGGAATCTCTACTGCTAAATCAGTATGATACACTAATACCATCTTACCACTCTTATCAAATTCCTGAGTAAACCTAGTAGCGGTTAAATCTAATCCGGCATCATTCGGATTAGCATAAGTAGGTAATACTGCATCTTGTGTTAATTTCTTAAACTTTACTTCCATGTTATTTTCTTACTATATTATTTCCTAATATTATTTCGGTCATCTGTGCTGCTAGATTTGCAACATAGTCTTCAGCAAATTGACTTTCATTAACTTTAGATTGAATCTGTAATAGTAAATTTAGTATTATGGATTGGTTAAATAATATCTTATCTAATTTTTCTTCCATATTCCATTTTTTCTCTTTCTTCAAAGTCTTTCCAAAGCCTCTTAAGTAGATCGGCTTGCTGTCTACCTATTGTTTTAATTTCGTAGTTATCATAACCGTTGTCACTACCATCATCAAACAAAGTATGATAAGAAGAATCAATCAGATAAAATAGATTCTTATCTTTATTAGCTCTACGAATTGATAACGAACTATATTTAGCATATAATGAAGTATTTTCCATTACTGAAGTTTTTTCAAAATTATCAGTAATTTCTTTATTTTCTCCTTCTTTTAAGGAATTATCTTTTGTAGAGAAATCATTAACTGATTGTGTTATTCCTATTTCTTTGGCTATTGCATCTGAAATTTCTTTAGAGATATAATCCTTGTCTCTATTTTTACTTAACCACAGTAAAGCTATAGCATTCCAAGCTACTTGTGCCAAATGTCTACATCCTGTTTCCTCATCAAACTCATCATGTTCAGCAGCATACAAATGTCTTAATAAAGCTCCTTTGTAACGCTCATAACCATTATCAAGATTCTGCCAATTGTTATCCCCATACTTCTTAGCGCCTTCTGTATATACTCTGGCTATGTCTTCAAGACAATCTAGTGGTATTAATTCCCATCTTGTTTTATCATCTTTTCTGTCGTTTTTCTTTCCTTCCATCGTAAATATTCTTCTAATTGATCCACACACCAAGTAACTAAATACGCATATTGTTCATTTCCCTCATCATAACCTTCAGTATTCATTCTAAGAAAATCATAAACTGCATCTGCATAATGTATTGATTCGTGAGCTAATGTAGAACATTCTACTTTAGATTTTAATGCTATTAGTATACCCATTCTTCCACTTTTCTTTTCTGCTACCAAATAAGTAACCCCTAATGTGTTATTTGGTTTATCTGGTGTTTCACATTTATCTTCATTTTGAAGATGTTTAGTAGTTAAGAAAAAGTCAAAGAATTGAGTTATTTCATCCCAATTATCTATATCTGATATATAAAGATTTATTGGATATAAATTCTGAAATAGTAGAATATTACGAGGTTTGTTCAATTTCTTTGCCATATTTCTTTTTAGGTTTTATCTTAAAAAGATAACTAAACATTATTGGTTTGATATCCTTGGTATTACTTATCTTTTCATTTGCAAATTTAAATGGATGATTACATATTACTTCTACTACTTGATAAGGTATGTTATATTTGTTAGCTAAATGGGTATATATGCTAATTCTTTTTTGAGAAATCATATGCCATTTTATAGTTTTCATTCCAAAGTAAATCATCGAGATCACTATCTGTTTTTATAGAATTAGGTCTAATGGTATTGGCAAATATCTTTAAAGAATCTATCCAACGATCTGCATCAAAAACTATTAAAGAATTTAGTAAATCAACCTCTTCTTTTGTGTAATCTTCTCTTGGTTCTAAAATTACTAATTCGTCATAATCAATTTTACCCTTAGTAATAGGGAAACACAATGTCGTATGATCTGTAATATAATGGAACTTATTGTATGATAGATCTATATGAAATGACTTACTAAATAGTTTAGTTATTCTCGAATATTCTTTCCAAAGTAAGATGCTACCAGGTTTAATTTTCAGAGTTTCCATATTTTATTTTTAATATAATAGTCAACTGGACTCTATCACCAATAATAACGGGTATTAAAGCTTTATTCACACATAATTCATCTTCTGCAGGACCAGCTTTTAATATCCCTTTATCTTTGAAAGACTTAATGTATCTACTCAGGTTATCTTTAGTAATACCTAGATTCTCAATAATCCATTTTCTATTGTGTCTATTAGCTACATTTTTATTTGTGTTTGGTTCTTTTTCATATTCAATATCCATTCTAATCAATGTAGCCATTAACTCTAATTCTCTATCGGTTAACCTGAGTATGCCATTAAGTGTATGTAAGAATTCTGTTATAAGTTCATCCTTGTTGACTTGTTTAACAAGCTTATTCATTTATAATAGATTCAAATTTATTTAGAACTTTCATCAGATTAAAGTAAACAGTATCATGTTCTACTTTTTGACATGTAGGCATTTTACCTGCTTCATATTTTTCTTCAACTACTTTATTACGTTGATTGTACTTATTCTGTAATCTCTTAATTTCTGTATAAAGCTTTTTTACTTTATCAGAATTGTTATCAATTTTATCTTCCTTAGTAGGAGATAAAAGACCTGCTTTTGTGTAGTTATCGATCACTTTTGCAGAAATAACCATACTCTTTGCCGAATAAGTATTATCTGTAGTTTTCTCTGAACTCATAATGAAATTTTCATTTTCTTTATTATAAGAAAATACATCATCTACTTCTGCACATCCAAAAGGTTTAATAACTTTATACTCTGTAATCATATTACTTATTTTTAAATTCGTTAATTGCAAGTTGTATCCACTTATTAATATCAAATTCAGTATCACCTTCTTTAATCGTAATACCGTTACTAGTATATTGTTTAGGTTGCTGAAAGATATTATATAAACTTAGTGCATCTTGCATGGATAAATCGATAGAATCAATTACTTCACTATTAATATCATTAATGTCTTTAATCACATTCAATCTAATTTGCCCATTTGGAAGGAGAGTTATAAGCTTACTATAATCTCCTAACATGTTTTGTATCATTTGTTGTATCATGACTCTATAACGTAATAGTTGTGTTTTTGTTGCAACTTTTTACAAATAAAAAGGGGTTAAGTAAAACCTAACCCCTAGTGACACCACATACAACCACGATTTAATTAAAAGACTAACGCTTTAGTCTAGTTTATTTTTTAATAAAAGCTACTACATTATATGGATTTACTAACTGAGAATCTTTAAATAGATCAAAATCAATTGTAGATTTTCTAGAGTAAGCTATAATATCACCTACTTCAGGATGATTGTTAGGATCTGTCCATTGATAGTTAGCTGGAATTGCTAATACTACACCTTTCTTAAAGGTTGTAGGTACTTTCTCTGTAACTGTTTCACTATCTGTAATCTGATAGCCATTTTCATCTGTTTCCCCAGTATTGATAGGCTTTGTTATTTCTTTTTCAATGTATTCTTCTGGTAATGGTTTTACCAAGATATCTTTAATAAATTGAAACTCTAACTTAGACAGTACTGTATTTAATAATTCTTTATCTTCTGTATTCATGAATAACTTAATTTAATTGGTTACTATAACGTAATAACTCTTGAAAATGTTCCAAAAATATTATAATTTGTATTTTAGTATATTACCACCGGTGCAGCATATATCTAAAGCTATCTTTGGACAATGTTCTTTATCTTCAAAGACACATCCATCACAACTACCGTTAGGTTGGGGGTGTACTATGTATTCGATATCGTTGATTGTTACTAAGCCTTTTAATATAGCTTCTTTAGCCTCTGGTTCTCCCATTTCTAATCTAATCATAATTAAACTCTCCATCACAAGGATCTATATCAAGCTCTTCATCATTGCAATAGTTATAATCTATATCATCCATAATAGTATTAAGTTAAGTGATCTAGAGTAAGAGTAGATAGTTTATAATTTATTATCTTTACTCTGGATTTATCTATCTATTACTCAGTAACAGATAACGTTTGATATATCAATTTTGTTCCATTTTTAGTAAAATAAAAATAATTTTAACATTATTTATGATTGTTTAATTCTTGCTAACGTTTGTACTCGTCTTTTTAGTTCTTTTTGGAACTCTTCCCAACCTTTTCTTCCAGTATACATTCCTTTGCCTATGCAATATATACCGTTACCAATGGGTCCGATTTGACAATAATCTTCAATTTTCTTAGTACATTCTTCAAAATCTTCTATTGTTAGAGGTTTTTTTAACATAATTTAACTATTTTTAATATATTTTATAA